TTGTACCACAGGTTTTTCCTGTTGTACAGGGGGCTTGAACGCCGCCAGTCTCTCGGCCTTCATCTTAGCCGCAAAAAGCTCTTCCTGGGCTGCAAGGATGGCGCTCGAATCTCCATCCTCATAAGCCTTCTGATACTTCTTGCGAGCCGCGTCCATCTCTACTTCGACGGCCTTCTTGGCTTGCTCCACAGCCACTTGCTGGCTTTGGCCTGCCGATTTCTGGAGTTTCTGGTTCTCTTCCAGAAGCTTCTGAGTAAGGCTTAGTGCCTCCTCCCTCTCCCGAAGGGCTGCCTCCTTGGCCCGACGCTCTTCATGGTAGCCCTTGGCAAAGTGCTGGATGCGCTGTTTGACGCTCTCACTGTACTTGGACAGTTCTTCGTCCGTTACATCAGCCGGGGGCTCCTTCATTGGAGGACGGCCGCGGTCTTCCGGCGGCGTGTCGTCGACAATTTCGACCTCGGTTTCGCCTTCGACCTCGGTTTCGCCTTCGACGGAGAAATCTACCTCTGGGGCGTCTTTCTTCTCGGCGGACAGCTCGTCCGGGAACTTGAATTCATCCATTTTTGCTCCTCAGCAGTTCAACTTCTGCCTTAAGTTCGCGCGTTTTGCTTTCCAAATAATGGAAATACGTGTTCTGTTCGTAAGAACGGGCCTTCAGTACGCTCTCCATGTTCTCGAAGCGGTTTGCCAATGTGCGAAGTTGCTCCGCTATTTGCGTCATTTCGCACCAAAAGAAGTCGTCCGTTACGCCCAAGAACTCATTTTCTTTAGGTTCGGGCATCATGCGCGTTTGATCCCTCTCGGATCCTGAACCACCGCTTCAACGCTGTCGTCGTTGATGATTCGCCACTCCGTTCCGTGGATTTTCAGCCTCGTGCCGGTGTTTGGGCGCACCAAAACGAAGTCTCCGAGCTTGCAAGACGGCCCGGATGGGAACCGAAGCGGGTCTTTGTAGGCATCTGGACCCATCTTTGCCACAAAAAGCACCGGGGACAGCACTTCTTCGTAGTGCATGGTCTGCCCGGCCTTGGCAATGCCGCTCTCATACTCCTCTTCAGGGCGAGGCACGGCACAAAGAATGTGGTATGTCACGGGATCAGGCACTTGACGGGCCTTTTCTTCGTCGGTTCCAGGCAAAACGGTCTCAGTTTCGCCGTCGGATAGGATCAGTTCACTCATTTTCAGCCCTTTCTATTCGGTCTACGAGGTCGGTGATGTACCTATGAGCCTGCGATAGACCTCTTATCTCGCCGGTCATGGACTTGTACTCTGAAAAGTCCTTCGCAGCGCCGGAGATAAGGGCTTCAGCAATGTCCTGACGCCTTTCTTCTATCTCTTTCAGCACCACGGAGAACGCAGTGGTTGCCATATAAACTCCTTTCGGAACCCTATTGAGCAGTTTTGCTCATCGGGCTGGTCTTTGCGGCTGTTTACCCGGCTTGACCATCGTTTTAACGAGATCATTTCGGAGTTTTTTGTCCGTTTGGGACGCTTGAGACTGCAGTCTTGCCTGCTCCTTGAACATTTCCGTCTTGATCCGCTCTTGCTCAAGGGCAATCTTCTGCTGGGCAATCTGGAAGTCTCTCTGGCTGTCGGCCTCCTTTCTCTGAAGTTCCTGGGCTCGAAGCTGCAGTTCTGCCTGTTGAAGCTGCAGTTCGGGGTTTTGTGCCTGCTGTTGGGCTTGTTGTTGGGCGAACATGGCCTTGTTCTGAACCATCGTCCTCTGTGCTGCCGCCGCGATAAGGGGAGCCAGGGCTTTTTCATCCTCTGGGGCGATGGGAGCGTTGTCTTCCTCATCCAACTCAGGCAAAGGCACACCCAACTGCATCTCAACCTGCGCCCGGTAAGAAAACGCGGCATGTTCTGCCATGTGAGCCATCAGAGCAGCCATCATTTGCTGCGACATAGGGTTCTGACCCAGGATCGCAGCAATGTTCGGGTCTTGCATGAACGCCTGATGGGTTGCCATGTGAGCCTGATGATCCTGATATGCGAAGGCTTTGATGGGCTGAAGCCTCAGAACGGCCATGTTCTCGGACACAGGATCCCGTGGCTTCTGATCCTCCGAGGACGGAACCAGCTTTTCTGCGTCCTTGATCCCAAGAACCTCCAGCATCTGCCGGTGAAGTTTGGGAAGGTCATAGATCTGAGGAGCACCCTGGGCCAGTTGGAGTGCCGCTTGGTACTGCATGATCCGCTGGGCCATCGTGGCGGCGTTTGGATCACTGACCGGGATCACCTCGACAAGATCATAGTCAGCCTGTTTAACCCCCTTGTTCCCACCTTCTGGGGTGTAGGAATAGGAGGTGGGCATGAAGTCCCGGATGATCTTCTTCAGGAGCTTGAACTCCATCCGAAGGCTGGCATGAACCCGGGCCTGGACGGCGCTCATGGTCTTGAGTTGCCTCTCCAGAATAGCTAGGGTCGTCCCCACAGGGGCCTGGGCACTCATATCACTGATCTTCAGATCAGCAATAGCCGCCAGCCTGCGCCCCTCCTCTGTGATCCTTTCCAGCAAAGCCGATAGAACTTGGCTAGGCTCCTTATATGGAAGGGGCATGATGTTGTCCCTGACAACACCGGAGGGCACATCCACATCCCGGAACTCTCCGGGAGCAATCGGGGTGTCATCTCCCTTGATCCGTAGGCCCCTGGCCTTCAGCCCGCCGGGAAGGTTTGACAGGGTTCCTGCGTCCACAAGCTGCCTGATGATGGAAGTGCCTGCCCGAGCATATCCACCAATCAGATGGATGTAGCCCAGACCATACGCCCCAAAGCCGGGGATGTAGGTGTATTGGACGAAATGCTGGCGCTTCTGCTTGCGCTCATCATCCTCTTCCCAGTTCCGTCGGATGGACAGAACCTTGTTGCTTCCTCGCTCGATGGAAATCACATAAGGAAGAGCAACGTCCTCCTCATGCCCAGGAAGGTCATAGTCCACATGGATTTCCATGATCCTGTAGCGGTCATCCTCCTGAAGGCTGAAACCCTGCTCCTCTGCCTTCTTCTTCTCAATGTCAGAGAAAAACGTCACAGGTTCTCCAAGCTCAATATCTCTATAGAACCCGGACGCCTGAAGCTTCCTTACCTCATTCTTTGTCTTGCGCATCACATGAGAGACCCGCTCGGCCGTGTAAACATTCGCAGCCCCATAGGGGATGATCAGATCTTCTGCAGGAATAAACGGAGCGGCAGGGAGTTTTGAGCTTTCATCCGGGTAGATCTTCTTGAACGCAGCCCCGGACAGCCCAAGGGAATACAGAAGACGCTCATGCTCCGAACGATAGTCAATCATCTTCTCGGTCAGGGTGATGTTCATGTCCTCCCTGACCCGATCCGCCACTTCTTCCTTGATCCGGGTGATCTCCCCAATGATCTGGGTCTTGACCGGACCCTGGGCCGGGAAGGTTTCAACGATCATCTCTGACTGAAACCTGACAGCAGCTTCCGTCAGAAGAGGAGAGAAGACCCCGCACGCCCCAGACCACGGCTCCGTCCTTTCTTCATACTTCATCCCAAGGACTTCAAGTCCCTTGATGTACATCTCAGACCAATCCTTCCGGGAGTTGATGTCCGCATCCACAAGCTCAATCAGCTCAGATGCAAGGGTCTCCAAAGTGCCCTCATCCATCTCCTCGGCAAGGTTCGCCCCAAACTCATCCTCCCCAGGCTCTATGACAAGCTCCACACCATCGATTCCGATGGTGACCTTCTCCGGGTCTTCAATCTCTATCTCCAAAACTGGACCCTCCGCAGACAGATCCGCAGGGACAAGTGCCCGGTCAATGTTGTTCATTTCCTATCCTTTCATCTCAATAATACTCGACGCGCCTTCGCTCCACCGTCTCTTCAGGCTCGTCCGTCTCAATCGAGATGAACCCGCCCTTACGGAACCTCATCAATGCTTGAGAAGCAGAGTCCGTCAGGTCATCATGTTCCCCATGAGGGAACTCTGCCATCTCCTCCATCACCTCCTCTGCCCACCTAGTCTCCGGCCTCCAGACCATCCCCGAAGCAAACAGATCCGTGATCGAGTTCACCCGCGCAATCTTGTCCTGCCCCTTGTAAGGCGTGTACTCCGACACCGGAACACCAGCCTTCCTAAGCTCATACACCAAAGGGGCCCCTGCCGCCCTCTTCTCAATAATCGTCGTGTCTGGATTCCATTCCCGGTACATCTCTATTGCCTTCCTCTTCAAATCAGGAAACTCCAACCTGATCTTCAAAGCATCCAGCAATATGATGTTGGGAACCATATTCCCATGCCTGTCTTCTCTTTCAAATACTCCCCATGTAGTGCACGCAGAGTAATCCGCTCTATTTGACGTTTCAAATGCCGTGTCCCATGACTGAATAATATATTGACAAGAAGGAGGTCTTTCACTCTCCCATATCTTCCAATACTCCCTCTTAATAAGCGCCCCCTCTTCCGAGGTTGGATTCTGCTGATACTGAGCCTCCCATTTAGCTACAGGAATCTCAGCCTTGATAGACTCCAACTCCTCTTTCTTCCAAAATCCAGGCCACAGAGGAGTGCCAGAAGGAAGAATTGCAGGAAACTCAATCACCTCCCAATCATCAGTGCCATCCTTCGATGAGTTCTTCAATATCTGCCCGGTCAAATCCCTCTTAGACCACCGGGTCATCACAACAATAATAGAACCCCCGGGCTGCAACCGCTGTCTCGGTCCCGACGTATACCACTCATAAACAGCGTCATACACAGCAGGATTCCCCTGCTTTGCCTCCTGCTCACTGTGCGGATCATCAATGATCAACAAGTCCGCACCCTTGCCCGTCACAGCACCACCAGTGCCTATCGCAAAATAATCCCCACCCTTGTCCGTGTTCCACCTACCAGCAGCCTTTGAATCACTGGACAACTTGGTCTGAAAAACCTTCCCATAATCCTCAGAAGACACAAGGTTCCGAACCTTCCGCCCAAACCCCACGGCCAACTCCGCTGTATGTGCCGTCTGAATAATCTTCTTCTCAGGAAACTTCCCAAGAAACCAAGCAGGCAACAAATACGAAGCAAACTCACTCTTCGTGTGTCTCGGGGGCATATTGATAATCAACCTCTTCAACTCCCCATTTGCTACCCTCTCAAAAGCATCAGCCATGATCTGATGATGCTTCCCAGATATAAACACCGGCCACATCTGCTTTACAAAGAACAAAAAGCTCTCCCGGCACCTCTGTACCCTATCCATCTCCAGAAGGGCCTTGATCTTCTTCCTGTCCCCCTCAGACACCTTGTCCACTATCTGCAGATAGCTCGTCAACTCCTGCCTTGACAACAACGTCATACTTCCCTTCCTTCTTCTCCACACACCCCCGCTTCACCAACTCCCCAACCAATCTGTACGTGCCCCCACATGACCTCACCTTGCACCCTATCGCTATCACCCTGTACGTCGGAACCACTCCCCACTTCCTCTTGTATGCCTCTATGAACTCCAAGACAAACCTCTGCCTTTTCGTCAACATATATCCCTGTTTTTCCATTTCTC